ATCTATAAATATTGCTCTAGAGTTATCTGTGTTGATTTTAAAGTCTATGTCAGATGAAAGATGATTGATAGATACTATATCAGTAGTATCATCAAACCTCATATATTCCTTACTATCAGCTGGAAAATCTCCACCAAATATTTGGATAAAGTCTGTGTTTAATGTTATTTTATCGTTTGAATCTCCCGGAGCTGATATGGTTGTTGTAATTATTGAACTAGCTGATATATTACCTGAGGCTGTTATATTACCACTACCTTGTATATTTACACTACCTGATAAATTTAAAGAACCCGTAAAATCGTGGTTATCATCTTGTGTGTCACCAAATTTAGTTGAACCACTTTGGTATATTATGGAAGATGAAACAAATTCTGTGTGAAATTCTTGGGCGGTAATAGTACCAGTAACTGTTAAATCTCCTGTTAGTGTGTCTGTGGTATTTAATAAATAAGAACCTGTTGCCGCGGTTAGGGTATTTATATTATCTGTGTTTGTAGTAATATCTGCGGCTAGTGAGGCGCTTGTTTCAGTAAAAGCACCTGAAATATTTGCTTCTAATGCGTATGAACTTGTTACACTGGTTAAAGTGTTTATGTTGTTTGTATTTGTAGCTATAGACGATGAATTTGTAGTAATGTCTGTAGCGATTGAAGCACTAGTTGAAGTAAACGCGCCTGAGATGTCTGTTGCAATTTGAGCCGAACTACTTAGTAAACCCGAACTGTTTAAAATTGCTATATTATCTGCATTTGTAGTGATGTTTGCAGCTAAAGAAGCACTTGTATTTGTAAAAGCACCTGAGATATCTGTTGCAATTTGTGCAGAGGAAGAAAGTAATCCATTAGGTAATGTTGTAGTTAGTGCTGCAGAAGAAGTAGTATAGAATCTACCTGTAGTTAAATCTTGTACTACAACATCTGAATAGTTTCCTACTGAAGATGAAGCAAACAATAACCCACTTACACTTATATTTCCTGAGGTTGTAATATGACCTGTAGTTTCAATACCAGCTGAAGCGGATATGTATAGTTTGCGGTTGCCTGTAGATCCTAATTTAATATATAAGTCTTGGTTAATTGTTCTAATGTAATGAGGATTACCCTCAATTAAATTACTAACTAACGATATAGACCCTGCTCTATTATTTAAGCCTATCTGTAGTTCGGCTGCTTTGTCTGATTCGTTAGAGATATGGTTTGTAACTGATGGTCTGACAATAAATGGTTGGCTAGGTCGTTGCAATTGTTGCACTGTATCAGTACTATCTTGTATAGTTACAAGATATTGATTATCATCAGTAACTCCTTGGGTTATATTAACAGCTGAAGCAGTGGAAGCAAAAGATGCAGATGTTATTGATCCTATGATATCACCTATAAATGAATCTGCAGTAATTGTTCCACTAGCACTTATATTACCCGAGGAAGTTATATTATTAACATTTATATTACTACCATCGGGTATCGTTCCTGTATCGCCTTTATCGCCTTTAAGTCCTGGGGCTGAAATACTTATTGATGTAGTACTTACACCTGTTACATTTACTATATTTCCTGTGTTATTATTAGTAATAGCTATGGAATCCTTATCCGACGATACTTCTACAGAATTTTGTAATATATTTAAATTTGTAGACATATTTTTAAACTGTTACTTCCTTATTGAGTTTGATTTTTCCTTCTATTAATCTAGTAACATAACTACCACTCACCATTTCTAAGTCATAACGTGCTTCACCAAAACTAAAAGCTGAAGAAGAAGCAGCTGAAATAAATATTCCTATACTACCTGAAGAAAGGGGGTTATTTCCCGATGAACCTGATAAATTTAAACCAGTTCCATCTGGAGATAAAGATGAAGATAAAGAAGCATATAAAGTGCCACTTGAACCATAACCAGATCTAATTTGCATTCGAGCATGGTAGTTTTCTAAATTAATTCGTGTACCTGTTGAATCTTTCCATACTATTTCGAAATCGGTTGTTGCTCCTTGTTCTATAATGAAGCTATATTTACCTGCAGCCATAATTATTTTTTATTATAAATATAAAAAGACTATAGGGAACCTGTTATATTCTGTGCGCCTGTAGCTTCTCTTACTTGTTCTCTTGTTAAAGGAATACCTGTGGGTGTTACCGCTAATTCCCCATTAAATACTACAGTTGATTTACTATAGAATTTTGGTGATTTTTGAGCTAGTTCTTTATTTATGCTATCAGGTACTAAATATCCCTGAAGAATTAAACCAAAATCAGATTTTATAATTCTGTTATCCCCCTGTTGTACTTCTGTTGTATTACTAAAAGTATCTATTTTAGCATTAAATTTGAATTTCTCAGCATCGCCCCAATAGGAATCGGATGTAAAATTAACCATCTCAATTAGTTTATTCATTTGGGCTATGTAATCACACCATATAGTACAAGTGTAATTTAGTCTTACAAAATCAGGAACCACTACAGCGTGGTGTTCTCTTTGGGGGATTCTGTTTTGTAATACGGAAAAATTGTCGTATTGGTTCTTTTTTGTATATTTTTCTTGAAATGTGTAATGTAATTGTGGGTTATTTCCATCTAGTTTATTACCTAAATCTCGTCTTTTTTCAACACTATCTCTTTTAAACATGATAAGGGGTGTTTGTATTTTACCCTCTTTATCCCTATAGTACCCATCTTTTTGAACTGATTTCCATCTTTCAGGAGAACCATATATTACTGGAACGTTTGTTCTATTCCCATTTATTATAACAGATGGTTTAATAACTTCGTTAAAATAATACATTATTGCTTAATCATGATCTTGTAAACCAATTGAAACATCTTGTACTGTGTCATCTTTACGAGAAGTTATTGTGCCTCTATTTATATTTGCTCTGTTATCGGGGTTTGGAAATCCTTCAACGGGAAAACCCTCAGCAAAGCCAGAGTTTAAGTTTTGACGTAAACGATCATACCCACTTGAGGGGATTGGTCTTCTTGGATCTATTTGTTTTTTATCAGCCATATTATCTTATTAACAATCTACTGCATTTGCGGTTCCACCATCTAGTTTAGTAGTTGTAGGGTATTTTCCTTCTCTTAATGGTATTAAGTTTAATTTTTCTACTCTTGAAATATGAGTATTTATTATAATTGAAAAACTATCACCAAAATCGTTTGTTTCTGTTGCCATAGAATAATCAGGATCTCTTCCTAATATAAGTTGATTTTCAACTCTTGAATCAACTTCATAAAAATTATTTCTAAAAAGTAATAAATCTCCTACTTCAGGTAATAAATTTATGTCTTTAAGTTCGTTCTTTAAAAACCGAAAATTAATGGATTGATTAACGTCAGATCCAAAGGCATCAGACGACCAAGCTTGGTCTTGTCTGTCGATTAAACACGCTATTTTTAATGGTTCATAATAATTTTTACCCGGTGCTTCGCCATAAACATTCACAGTAGTTTGTTCTAAAGCAAACTTATAATATGCAACTTCTGTTTGGATTATATCCTTTAGAAGTTCACTATTTATTGTGTGAAATAAATTTATGTCTCTACTTTTTCCGAATAATGCCATTATAGTCTTTTTAAAGTTTCTTCTTTAAATTTTACTGATTTTACACCAGGTATTCTTAAATCTGTTTTAGATAAATCGGATGTTAACATATCTTCTTTAAATTTAGCTATGTCTTGTTTTGGATTTTCTCTAGTTACAAATTTAATTCTTAATCTTGTATATTCTATTTTGTCTTTCTGTGGGTATTCTTCTGGTGTAATATTATTTACAATAGTTACTTTTCGTAAAGCTCTAACCTCATCTAATACATCTGTGATATTAAATTTTCTGTCTGTTAAGACTTCACATTCAACGGTAAAAGTATTTAATACTTCACTTAATATGTTTTTTAATTTCATCATTATCCTACGTAAATTGGGTAAGGGACTTTATAAAAAGTTTCTTGTGTTTGTTGTGCTTCTTGGTTTTGTCTTTCAAGTTGTTTTAATCTTGTAGTTTCACCAAGTAATTCTTTTAGTTCTTCTATTAAAGCAGCTTTTTCAGTCAATGCTTCACTTAATAATCGAGCGTAATCTAAAGTTGTTTCAGCTCCAGGGATAGGTACTGATTGATATTTACCTCTAATACCACCTAACATTTCTTTAACTAATGCTAAAGTATATCTTCTAATCCATTGTCTTCCTGGTTGGTTTATGTAAGCATAAGTTGGATTAGTGTAAGGTACGTTTGATATGTCCGTTATTAAATTGGTTGCTGGGTTTTTAACAGGATCATTCGCTGTTGATTTTAAAACATATTCAAAGTGTAAAGTATAATCTCTATTAGGTATAGGGAATAGTTTTAAATACCTATTGTTTGTAACTTCAAAATGATAACCTGATTTTCTAATAGTATCGTTTAATTCGATTGCTTGGATTTTTAAAGCATCAAAAAACATAGGCATTAACATAAAGTTTACACCTGGTGACATATTACCAAACCCAAATGTTTGCATTAATGATTGTATTCCTGTACCTGTACCAGCGTAGGGGTCAAAATATCTATTAATTGCGGCTGGTTGGTAATGGTATACTCTCTTTATATAAACAGATTCTGAACCACTTATTGATGAAGAAACATTAGATAATAAATCATATCTTTGAGTGCCTGTTTTTACAGATAAGGATCCTGATTCTAGTTTATAATCACCACCTCCACCTATTGTTTCATTACCATATTGATCGGAAATATTAATAGTAGAACCTAAGTTAGGGGTAACTAGTTTATTGTTATAATTTGAGCCTGTTGCGTTTCCTTCTAAAGAATGGAAATTATTTATTATTTGAAAATTATATAATTGAGCACCATACTCATTGATTGCTTCTTCAAAGGCTGTAAAGAAATTGATTGGTTGTAATTCAACATCTACTAATGGGTATCCTAAGCGCTTGGCACACCAGTCTGCTATTTGTGGAGCATCTGATTGGAAATCATTATCATAATCGTAAAACCCAAAAGGTGTATCGCCTGGGAAAAAACTGCTTGAGCCGGGCCAGATAGGTATATTTGCCATTTTTAATAGAATTAGGTTGTTCTATTATAAATATAAAGAAAGTATGGAGGATATTACATTCCGTTTAACAATTCAAATACCTCATCTATTGCTACATGGCGATGGTTATCTTCTAATACTCGTTTGTAAACATATTGGGAATCATCTATTTTGGGAACATCATGAATGGCTGAATAGTTTTTATCTTTAAGATCAATTTGTTGGTTATCACCACAAAATATCATTGTTGATCCTTTTCCTAATCTACCTAACGCCATTCTAAATTGAGATCTAGTTAAATTTTGAAATTCGTCAACTATTACTATAGAATTTTCAAATGTTCTACCTCTAAAATGGGCTAAAGAAACTAATTCAATTGATTCTTCTTTTTCCATTTTATCTAATATAAGTGGTTTATTGTATATTTTTCTCATATTAGAACGAATAGGTACTAACCATGGTTCCATTTTTTCTTTTTCTGAACCTGGTAAAAAACCATTATCTTCTGTTGATACTGTAGGTCTAGTTATAATGATTTTATTTATTTGTCTTTTAAAAAACATATCTAATGCTACTTGACAAGCTAATAATGTTTTACCTGAACCTGCCTTACCAACTATAAAATTATAAGGATGGTGTAAAATTGCTTGTTTAGCTGCTTTTTGTTCTTCTGAAAGTGTTAAAGAAAATCTTATAGAACCTTTTGGCGGTGTTTTTTGGGTATTTTGTTTAACCATAAATGTAACGTTTTATTATACATATAAAAAAAAGAGCCGCTATTGCGGCTCTCTTTCAAATATATTAAACTAACTATTATAGTTCGTTCAAGTCAGAAATGATTACTTTACCATAGAAATCAGGACGAACCATTTTCTTAGCGTAACGAGTCATAATACCTTTACGTGGAGTAAATGATACTGGATCGTATACTAATGGAGTCATGATTAATGGAATGTATGGAGCAAATACAG